GATTTATCATTCTATTTATTCGTGACTCACATAAACTTTCTTAGAATCCAAGTGATGGGTCTTCTTCACCTCCTTCTTCTCCTTCACCACCTTCAGACTTTTTCTTTGCTTCCAACCTGGCTCTCTTAATAGAATCTAATACGTCTTTATCCCATTTCATGTAGTTCTCCATTGCCCATTCAGTAGGTATATAAGGTGCATCACCATCTTGAACACTAAGCAACGAGTTAACAAACTCTAATCGTTTAGACATTATCTCAATATTTCGAATTTCTTCGAATAAGTTATCTTTTGTCCATCTTAGACCGAGAGATGATCTGAAAATCTCATCCTTTTCTAGTTCGGGATGATTAAGGCACATTTGAAGCCATAACGGCTTCAAAAGCAACTCTTGGAAGATAGATCTTAGGCGATTCACGAATTTGTGAAACCTGATCTCTTCTCTATCAACACCTGATGCTGCAATACCTGTTAATTGACCACCATTCGTAGACTTATCGAATCGACTAAATGGAATCTTGGAATCTTCATGAAGTTTGTTCGTAAAGTAATTAACGAGGGGGTTATTTGCCATGTCTGGACCTTCACCCGCCATTGGCTGGATATCTACTTGTTCGCCATTCTTAGAAGGGAAGAGGTAGTTACGATAGAATTGCCCTATTGAAGGCGATCCATTTACTGTCAACTCTCCAGAATCTGCATTGATCGTAATGTCTTCTTTATATAGAGCCATCATTTCACCTAATGACTCTTTTGCTTTCTGAGGTGATCTAGATCCGATTGGAACAATCATTTTGACCCTCCATGTAGAATTCATAAGAGACCACATCACCATTGCATTTTCTACAATTCTGAGTAGGTTGAATGCACGAACCATGTTCTCAAGATATGAGATACGTGATGGTAAGGTTCCCGTTGCGAAAGATATGTAAATGACCTGAGAATCGTATAATTTCCTAGTCATAGACGGATTATCAGGGTACTGATACCAAATCTTCTTGAGAATTCCACCTTCTTCTTGGATTTCCCATTTCAGAAAAGCACCGTCAATCTCCTTGAATCCGATAATCTTTTTTCCTTGAGAATCGTAAATGATTTCAAATGCAAGTATTCCATCTACAAGAAACTTTCTGAAAAAGTGCCATGCAGTAATGTCATCTACAAAATTAAAGTGATTGTAGATCTTTTTATACTCGTCGCTAATTTCGTCTTTGACTTCATCCTTTAAGTCTAATAACGCAAAGGATGGGTACGCAAAGTAATTTGTTTCGTCATAAACAATTGCTTCATCAGTTAAAGTAGTAATCATGAAATCAACTTCATTGTTCAATGCAAATTTTCTGAGAAAATCTCTACGTGGAACATAGTCTTTGTCAAAAATTGCTTGATACTTTTTAGTTGAAATATCAGCGTAAGACATTGCATAAGCAATCGCTCTTGGCGTGAATTCACTACCTCCTAGTTGAGCTTCGGTAGCACCGATTGCTCTAGACTGTTTGATGAGCATGTCATCGTAACTAATTCCGAGCTTGGAAACCCTTCTTAGAGTATCATTGATACCTGCAAAGGGTCCATTGCTAAATCTGTCAAAAAATCCTGGCATGTCTTTTAGTTTAGTTCTTCGTTATTCTTCGTATTCTATATATCTACTCAGCTTACCTTCCTCTTCGTCACTATTGAGGTCAACGAAAAATTCTAGGGCTTCACTTTCTTGTGCAGCAAGTCTATCAGCAAGAGAACGGTGTGTTTTACCAATTTCTTTAACTTCTTCAGCACGTTTCTTTCGTATGAAAGTTTCACGTACATTAAACTCGGCTTCAAATGCATGTTTAATGCCTCGCATATCTGTTACACCCATCAGTTCCGGTCTCAAAAGGGGAATCATTCCCCAATCGTCGGGCGAAATCTCAATTGATGCTAAAATTCTATTCGATTCAAAAGTTTTCAGTGAATAATTATACGGACTAGTTTCTAATTCAGCATGAAATCTCATTCGCCATCCTTCTAGTACTACTGGACGCTTTTCTCGATTCGTGATTTGATGCCACCATTCTAGTAGTCGTAATGATATGTAGGGCTTCATATATAAGAAATTAGCACATGAGAACATAGTCTGATCTTCATTTGCACCGAAACAGAAAACTATCGACAATAAATGATGTTTGTCAGTGGGAAATTCAGTCTTTGGTAAGTATCTAACAATGTAGCATTTGCCCTCTTTCATCTCATGCTTTTCCCATATTTGCAATGACATATCTAACGTGTACTTACGTAGATCTAGTCTGTGCTTATTAGCATGATATGTTTTGTAAGGTGTCACGTAGTTATTCTAGTAGTATTGCCTAATCTTGTTCCTCTTCTGTTATGATACCATGTTTCCATTTCATCTTCAGTGATCGTAAAATCTTTCATTTCTACGCCCGGAACTCTAACTAATTTTTTCATTTCTATTGTACCATCGTATCGAGGGGGAGAAGTGTCTAATGAGTTTGGTCTTTCCCAGGACATTTCTTCCCGTTTGTCAAATTTTCCAGTATAAATTGTACCCGATACAGTGTAAATTCCATTATGTGCTCTTACTGCATTACTGATTGACTGAATAATCACTTCTTGTGTCTCATCAATGTATTCCCAGAAGTCATTTCTAACCCATTTCATCGTCAAAAAAGATAGTCTTCAGTAACTACCAAGAATTCCCAGCCATGTTGCCTAGCATATTCTTTACCTGCTGAGAATTTAGCAAGATTAGTTGCCCATTCTTTCATTACAGTGTAGTACTTTTTCATTTTTGCTTCAGTTATGTTCCTTTTAGGAGCATTGGGTTTTTCAAGTTTTCGCTTGGGTTTGACTTCCACGATAAAATGCTTGAATTCACCATCTTCATATCTGATCTTGACATAAAAATCGACATTATACTTCCGAGTCTTACCATCAGGTGCTAGATATGGAATTTCAAAAGGTTCTGAAGCCCATTTAACAACTTTTGGATGATTATCACAGTATGTCGCAAATTTCTTCTCATAGCTCGAACGGAATATGACCTTATTTGGATCACCCAAATACTTATCAGGGTTCATCACTTTGAAGTACCCTTGTTTGTACCCTCCACTATTTCCACTACAAGGTTTGAGATTCTTAATTGACATTTAACAAATCAGAATATTATTTGTATCAGTTCCACAAAAATGTGGTAGACCAGTTGATGGCATACCAGGCGTCACTTTACTAGATTGATATGATCTTGAACGATCTTTACTTGTTCAAGTGTAAGACCTTCTTTCGGATCTCCTATTTCTAAATGTCCTTGAAGCCAGTATACAAAATTTTCTGGTGTCATATTATTTGAATTTTTTCAGCATCTATTACATTGTAATGACTTGGCATATGAGATAGATTATTGTTGAAATTTAGTAAAATTCTAAGCGCATCTGATTCAGAATAGTCCATCTTCCTAGAAAATTTCTTAATTGTGATATCATTACCATCATCAATTAATGTAGCGACTTTTTCACCTTGACAATGCTCATTCCAATCACTACTATGTGATCTATAAAGTGTTAGAGTACAATCTTCTGTTACAGTCAAAGTGTATTCATGCTTCTTATCTTGATAAAGAAAAAATGTTTTCATTGTTTCAATTTTGATTTAATTTTGATTTAACTTCTTCCCAAGTATAATGCCATTTCATCGAACCTTGTGCTATACCTTTTAAAAGTTTCCATAGAGTTTTCCCTCGTGGATTATAAATGCTTCCGTCTTCATCATTTATGATAACGAAAGCTTTTATGTACGTATAGTATACCCATTTAATTGGAATGAGAAGATACCATCGATATCTCCACAATTTAACAATTATATTGCATTCTTGAAATCTCTTCATTAGAAATTATAGACTCCACCGTCCATTGATATTGGAACTTTCATAGATGACTTAATTGGGTAGAGGCGACGCCAACCTTTCGCAAGGCCGTTCTTAATCATTTGAGTGTAAAATGCGAAAGGATTGCTTGATTTTTCAGGATCGAATCTGTTCCAGTATTTGATAACATCTTCTAGAGCAAAACATTTACAGTCTTCTCTATCTTCTTCGATCTTATATTTTAATCGAGTAGAAACTCGATCAGTCATTAACATGAGCATTTTTAGTGCGTCAGGTGTAAGCTTTTCTTGCTCCAATGACATTTTGATCTGTGTTAACAAATCTTTATTGTTTACGTAATTTGCCACTGTGTTGTGGTTATTTTGAAACCTGAGGAAACCTTCACCTTTTACAGCGGCTTTACCAGAGGTTATGCTATTTATAGAACACGACA